TTTAGCAGTACCCGAGCACAAGCGCAAGCCATTGCCGAGGTTACCGGACAGTCCCCCACACGTATCTACCAGGTGCTACTTTTCATCCGCGATCAAGAGGATATTTTGCAGCTGATGGACCAAACCATTGATACACTAAAAAATGCATAGTTTAGAAATCGCAGAGGGCCATCTTTCCCGCGTGGAGAATGCCCTCAACGCCATACACGGACGCCTGCGCGTAAGCAGCCAACCAGCGGACCGCTACTACATGCTTATAGTGCAAGAGGCAACGCTACGCGTCCAAAAGGCACGCCACGAGCTCACGCACCTGAACACCATAGAAATAGAGGCACAATGGTAGACCGCGAAAGAGTAGCCACTATGCTCGAAAGCGTAGACATGGGCGAAGAGGTAGCATCTTGGGTCTACGTCTGCCTAAAGGAAGAGCTGGACTTTTTGCAGGAATGCCTGGATGAGCTCAAGCCTCAAGTTATGGAAGAGGTGCGCAGTTACCCGGCAACGCATGGAGCGCTGCGCGTGGAGTACATGCCAGGTACTAGACGCTACAGCTTCGACCACCTGGACGACTGGAAGGTCCTAAAGGGGCAAATGGCCCACTTGGAAAGCCAGGCAAAGATGGCGTACAGTGCCTACGAAAAAGGCCGCACGCTAGTAAACGACGAAACGGGAGAAATAGTACCGCTTCCGTATGTAACATACACAAAAGACACTGTTAAAGTAACCGTAAGAAAATGACACCCGACTACACAAAAGGCCACGACGTAGTGGTAACCGGACTGGCCCAGTGGGCTAAAATTACCGAGGCATCCGGACCCTCAGACATGAGCAAAAAGTACCAAATGGATCTAGTGCTGTCAAAGGAGAGCATCGACGACCTGGCTAACCTAGGGGAGCGCGTCTACGCTGCCGTAGTGAAGGTGCAGAAGCGCAAAAAGGACAGCGAAGAGCTGGAGAAAGTGCCGCCATTTGTTACACTGAAAAGCCAAAACGCGCCCAAGGTCTACACGCTGGACAAGAAAGAGTTCAAAGGCCTTATTGGTAATGACTCACTTATGAAGGTAAAAGGCACGCTAAAAGCCTATGAATACATGGGGAAAAAAGGCCTTTCTTTTTACATTAATGGCGCCATAATTTTGGACTTAAAAGAGTACAAAGGCTCCAGCGCCAACCTAGACGATTTATGGGAGGGAGTAGATGCAAAACAAGCGCCGATAAATGACTTACCATTCTAAGAAAAGTAAGCGCGGAGAAATCCGCGCTCACTTGGATTTACTAGCAGAACTCTATGGCACTAAACGCAAAACAAAAGGGGAACAGATGGGAGCTAACTTGTGCCCATTTTCTGCAACCGATTTTTCCCAAGGTTGTGACTGCCCGGAGCACGGACCGGGCGGCAGACGCTGCCGGTTTGGATCTAGTCAAGACCGGTAACTGGGCTTTCCAGTGCAAGCACGTCGAAAGGGGACTTGACGTATTTAAGACGCTGGAGGGCATGCCAGCCACAACCCTAAACGTCGTACTATGGAAGAGAAACCGAAAAGGCGCAGTAGCCGTCTTAGAAATGCAGACGATGCTGTCGCTTATATCGCAGCTGGAAAAGATGCAGACGAGCGCATCCGACGCAAATACCGATGTATTGCCCTAGGATTAATACCCAACGATTTCACCAACCGATTCTTTAACCATTTTGGATTTTTAGACAATGACAAAAACAAACAAAACGACGCCGCAAAGTATTGGCGAACAGAACAGCGCGACCCTAGTAGATTTTGACTACACGGCGCTAGGTATTTTGATGAGCAGTTACAAGGCCAACGGCATCCACATTGCTAATGAGGAAAAGTATTGGGAATTGTACGAAAAAGAACTACAAATAGCTTTTAATAGTGGACGCGCTAGCGCTTTATCTGAGCTCACAAAGGGATAAGGGCTACCCACTGCAGAACCTGGAGCGCTACCATACGGCGCTCCAGGCGGAGCGGGAGCAGGAAAAGCTACGGCTTGAAATAGCCGAGGACCGACTTAAGAGCTGCATGCTTTTTGTTATGCGCACCGGATGGTGGCAAATGTACCTACACGATCTGCAGATACACGATAGCAATTTTTTTCTACACTTCACGCCCGAAGAAACGCGGGATAAATTCAACGAGATATGGCCACTTTGGAAGCCCTAGACGGCGTAAAAGACCACTACACTGCAGGTAGCCTACTACTTGCACAATTAAGCGCTAAGAGCGCTTTTTTTAGCGGTGGGCATTTCTACTACTTTGACGGCAAGAGCTACCAAATTTTACCAGAAGATGAGATACGTTATGCAATTATCCACACCCTTAAAGAAAAGGCCAGTACCACCAACGTGGGCTTCATCATCGACCGGCTACGCGTGGAACTGGCAGCGGAGCCAAACGCCAAGCCTAACCTACTGGCCTTCACGGACGGAGTTTACGACCTGGAGCGCCAGTTACTCGTAAAGGACGTGGCGCAAATCCGGGAGCACCGTATTACCGGACTAATGCCATTTACCTACAAACCCAAGGCAATGCCGGAGCGCTGGCTTCAGTTCCTAGATCAAGCCTTTGAAGGTGACGACGACAAAGAGCAGAAGGTACTGTTCCTCCAGGAGTGGTTCGGATACTGCCTAAGCCGCAGCCTGAACTACCACAAGGCCCTGGTGCTGTATGGTGACGGAGGTAACGGTAAAAGCGTGCTACTTGACACCTTGGCCGCTTTGGTGCCCAAGGTAACGCGGCTTGAATGGTCCGAGTTTGGGGAGCAGCGAGGCCTTGAGCGCCTAGCCGACAGTTGGGTAAACTGCAGCACGGAAATAAGCTTCAGAGAGACCTCGGCAACCACTGGCATAAAGAAAGCAGTGGCCCAGGAGGTGCTGACGGCAAACCCTAAGTATAAAAAACCCTTTGACTTTACACCTAGGGCCAAGCTGACCTTTGCTACCAACGGACTGCCGAACATTGACGATACTAGTAACGGCGTATTTAGGCGCCTGGTGGTATTGACCTTGAATAACAGCTTTGTAGGGCGTGAAGATTGGGAGCTGCAGGGCAAACTATACAAAGAGCTTCCCGGTATCTTTATTTGGGCAGTAAACGGCCTCCAGCGCCTGAAGGCTCAAAACCGATTCACGGACGTACCTAGCAACGTGGCAGAGCTGAAGGAGTACCGGGCTAGCGTAAACAGCCTCCAGTCGTTTTATGATGACGGCCTGGTAATGAAGCAGGACGAAGAAATGACCTTCAACCAATTCTATAACGCATACTGCCTATACTGCACGGAGAGCAATAACCGACCATTTGCACGAAATAAGATGCGGGGCCTTATCAAGACCCTAGGCCTTCCACTGGTGGTAGATCGTGCCCATGGTAACCAGCGCACAGTAAAAGCGGTTAACCACATTAACTACTTGGTTAACGACTTTTAAGAGTAGTTAACCAATGCGAACACCAGTAAACACTAGGGCTCTAGCCTATTTGGTTAACTACTTAACTACTTTTATATATAAATATATATATAGCCTATAGTACCATGAAAAGTTTACTACTATTCTATGAAAGTAGTTAACCAATTTGAACCCATTAAATACCTAACATGCAGTACCTCAAGCACAAAGCCAAACCCACAAGGGTTAACTACTTTCAAGAAAACCTATATAAGTCCAACAAATGGCGCAAGTTTAGAGCTGCTATAATAGCTCGGCGCGGAGGTGAGTGCGCATCTTGTGGCTCAACACCTGAAGGCAAGGACTTGCACCTGGACCACATACAACCACTGACCCAAGGCGGTGATCGATGGAACACCTTAAACATTCAGATACTGTGCAGACAGTGTCACGGATCAAAGACCGCGGCCGAGGTTTGGGGGGTGGGGTCCAAACAATACACGAAGGAGCCCGATTCCGCGTCAGCCTCGTCTTTACTCCATCAAGACGACCTCAAACTCCCCTTCCTATGAATGCAGAGCTCCAAGTATGGCTGCGCGTCAAAGCGGACTGCGAAGCATCGATCGAAAAGCACGGCGCAATAATCGAAGCGCTTACCGACCGGGGCCAGTTGGTAATCCGAAGCAACCCGGCTATTGCTTCACTGGCCCAGGCAAAGCGCATGATTGAAAAACTGCGCAAAGAAGAAAACAACCAAATGACCCTTGAGCTATGACCTGGACGGAAGAGACCATCGAGAAATACTGCGTACTTACCGAAGACGCCGCCGCCGGTACACCAGTGCGCCTAATGGAATGGCAGCGGGACCTAATCCGCCGGAGCGAAGGTAAGCGGATGGTGTGGCTGGAGATCCCACGCAAGAACGGCAAGAGTGCGTTTATTGCTATGCTAGCAATCGCCCACCTACTCAAGGGCTGGAAGGACAACAGCAACCCGCAGGTAATAATCGCGGCAGCCACCAGGGAGCAAGCGGGCGTATTGTTCGGCTATGTTCGAAATACTATTCTAATGAACCCGGTGCTAAAGCAAGCGCTGATACCTTACCGGAAAGAAATACACCTACTGAACAAACCCGGCTTCCTAAAGACAATCACCAGCGACGGCCTAAGCAACCACGGTGCAAACCCTTCGCTTATCCTCTGCGACGAAATCCACGCATGGAATGAGCACAAGGGACCGGAGCTGTGGGAGGCGCTGCGCACATCGATGGCGGCAAGGCCTAGCCAAATGATTGCAATCACAACCGCGGGCGGCGCTTTTACCTTTGCCCACAAGTGGCACGAGTACGCAACTAAGGTACTGAATGGCGACGTGGACGATCCTAGCTTCCTGCCCATAATCTACGGAGCCAAGGACACCGAGGACCCGCACGATCCTGCCGTGTGGGCAAAGGCAAACCCTAGCCTTGGCGTGACCGTTACGATGGAGTACCTGGAGGAACTGAGCCGCACGGCTAAGTTTGACGAACCGACGCTACTATCCTTGCGCAAGCTGCACCTAAACCAATGGGCCGGAAGCGCACAACCGTACATTGAGCTGGGCACCTGGAACCGCTGCGCAGCAAAGGAGCCCATCGGCCTGGCAAATTGGAGGTGCTACCTCGGCGTGGACCTTGCAGCTGTAAACGACTGGACCGCCTACGTTCTGCTTTTCTGGGACGGGACCGACCGCTTTTATACCAAGCAGTACTATCAGATAACCGAGCACAGTATGAACAAAAGGAAAAACAAGTACCCCAACCTGGTGCGCAACTGGCAGAAGCACGGGCACGTGGAGGTGCTGCCTGGAGAGGTGAACACTACCCCGGACCGAGTCCGCCGGATCCTGGAGATTTGCGACGAGTGGCCGGTAGAAGCTGTATTCTTTGACCCGTGGAACGCGGCGGAAACTATTGACCAGGTAAGGCAAAAGTTTGGGGCGAAGTTCTGTTTCGAGGTGCGGCAGGGCGTCCTAATGATAAACGAGCCGATGAAGTTACTCTACCGCCTGGTCCAGCAGCGCCGCATAGGCCACGACGGCAACCCGGTGACGGCTTGGCATATCAGCAACACTACGCTGCAGATTGACAAGAACGACAACTGGACGTTCAACAAAAAGAACGCTCCGGATAAGATTGACGGCACGGCCGCCCTTATTACTGCGCTTGCCGGCTACGTACACAACGCCCAGGCGAGCCAATCCGTCTACCAAACGGAAGATATTATTTTTGTTTAGAAGTCAGGACAGGAATCGAACCTGCTCCAAGGGGCCGCTCCCTTAATCAGTTTACGCAGGGTAATTACTCCCTCTTTCAACTGCCGTGTAATGCTTTGTGGCCACTCGACATTACCAAAGGTCTCCAAAGACCACCTGACCATTGGGCAAATATAATATTTTTTTTTGTTTAATGAAATGTATTACGTAATATTTGCACAATGGCCTCATTACTTCAACGAGTAACCCGGAGCATTTCGGGAATTATTAATCCGAAGCCTTGGCTTTTCCAGCTGATAGGTGGAGGCCAAACCAACGCCGGAGAAACAGTCAACAGCAACAACGCGCCCACGGTGCCCACCGTCTACGCGTGCGTTTCTTTGATTTCCGATACGATCGCTTCACTGCCCTTCCATCTTTTTGCGGAAACGGAGCAGGGAAAGGTCCGAGTGGAGGGGCAACTGGATCAACTGGTAAGCCGCAAGCCTTCGGAGGCCTATAACAGCTACTACTGGAGGCAGGCGCTTATCAACAGCCTACTACTTCGCGGCAATGCTTATGTGCTGCCAGTCCGGAACCGCGGACGCATCACGGCGCTGGAAATGATAGACACCGATTTGGTGACCATCGATACCACCAGCGGCCGCCTGATCTACAGCTTGTACCTTCCAGGTGGCGTGACCATGCGCCTGGAGCCTTCGCAAATAATCCACCTAAAGGCGTGGACCATCGATGGCATCAACGGCCTGAGCCCGATTATTTACGCGAAGGAAACCATTGGCACGGCCATGGCCGCCAACAAACACCTCGGCGGCTTCTACGGAAACGGTGCAATGCCTAAAGGCATCTTGCAACTGGATGGCAGCATCCGTGACGTTGATCGCCTAAAGGACCTCGGCCGCCAGTTTGACCAGCGCTACTCCGGAGCCAACAGCGGCAAGACCGCCGTACTGACTGCCGGAGCCGAGTACAAGCCCGTGAGCATTTCAATGCAGGAGGCACAGTACATTGAGAGCATGAACTTTGGCGTAGAGGAAATCTGCCGCATCTTCAAGGTACCACCTCACAAGGTGGGCCACATGCAGGGCGTAAGCCAAAACGCATCGATCGAAGCGCAGAACGCACAATTTGTAAGCGACTGCATTCGCCCGCTTTGCGAGCAGATAGAAATGGAGTTTACCAACAAGCTGGTAACTGGAGCGCTTGAGTTTGAGCTAGACCTCAAGAGTTTAATGCGCGGCGACATGATGGCCCAGGTGCAGCGGAACGTGAGCTACTGGAACATCGGCGCAATTAGCGCTAACGAAATCCGCAAGAGCGAAGGCATGACTCCCATCGAGGGCGGTGACGAGTACAACAAACCCGCTCACATGAGCGTAACTGGCGATATACAAAATGGAACAATCGACCGAGAAGAAGGAGATTCGCAGCTTACCGCTTAACGGCGGAGCTGAGGAAGGGCTCATCTTTGGCTACGCAGCCAACTACGAGGCTTACGATATGGGCGCTTTTAACGAGCGCATCGAGCGCAGCGCTTTTGCCGAGGTGGACAGCTTCGACATTCACGCTCTATTGAACCACAACTACGACTACGTCCTAGCACGCCGGAACAAAGGCAAGGGCACGCTGGAGCTGCGCGCAGACGACCAGGGGCTGTACTTTGAGTTTACCGCACCCGAAACCTCCACTGGAAAGGAAGCCCGCACCCTAGTGGAGCGCGGCGATTTGGATCAAGCCAGTTGGGCCTTTACTGTTGCTGAAGAGCGCTGGGAAAACGTGAAGGGCGAGAAACCCACGCGCGTTATTACTAAAGTGGCCGAAATTTACGACATCAGCCTGACGCCGCGCGGAGCAAACCCCTCTACCGCTGTGGCGATGCGAAGCCTGGAGAGCGCCCGCGCGGCCCAGGTGGAAGAAACCGAAATTAATTTAACCCCCATACAAATGGAAACAAAACCCGAAGGCGCCGAGAATCCAGGCGCTGGAGTGGATGCCTCAGCCTTCGCTGGTGGTTTCTCCGCTTCACAAAAAAAAGACCTCCGCTCCTTTAACATCGTTAAAGCAATCCGCGAAGCACGCAATGGCAAGCTGACCGGAATCGAGGCAGAAATGAACCAGGAAGGTATCGCCGAGCGCAACAAGCTGGGCGTTGAAAGCCGTGGCGAAAACCAGGCAGCCATCCACATGCCCGAATTCTTGAACCGCGAATTGCGTACCAATACCGTAACTGGTGGAACTGGTGGCAACTTGGGCGGCGATTTGGTTTACACGGATCCAGGTAAGTACGTGGATTTCTTGTACCCAAATACTCCTATGCTTTCCTTGTGCTCTGTTGCTGAAGGCTTGACCGGAAACGTACAATTTCCAGTACAAGACAGCGACTACACTTTGAACTGGAACACGGAGACTGGCGCAGCTTCTGCCCAGGACTTGACCTTCTCTACTATCACCATGACGCCAAAGCGCTCGGTGATTGCAGCCGCTGTATCAAATCAGCTGTTGGCTCAAGAGTACAGCCAAGGCATCCAGGCCCGCATGATCAACCAGCTGAACCAATCCTTTAATAAAGGACTGGAGCAGGCTGTATTGACTGGTACTGGAGCCTCTAACCAACCTACTGGTATCTATACCGCTTTGAACGGTACGGCTCAGGACTTGGCCCTCGGCGCTTTGTCTTATGACGACCTCGTAGACATGGAAGCTTTGCTTGCTGCAAACAACGCTTTGGGCGGACGCCTGGGCTACGTTACGCACCCCAACGTAGTGGCTAAATTGAAGAAGACCAAGGTAGACGCTGGCTCCGGCCGCTTCTTGGTAGAGGGCATGTTGGACCCAGTCCAGACCGCGAACGGTTACAACATCTACAGCACGACCTTGAGCAAAGTAACCGCTGGCAGCCCTGCTACCTACGGTATTCTTTTCGGTAACTTCGAAGACGTGCAAATTGGCTTTTGGGGCGGTGCAACTTTGCTGATTGACCCTTACACCGAAATGCTTTCTTCTACGGTTCGCATCTACGTGGAGCGCTTCATGGATATTGCTGTATTGCGTCCTAAGTCCTTCGTAATCGCTGACGACGTAACGATCTAATGACAACCGTCGACTTCACCCCTGCCGCGATTAACCTCACAGAGGTGAAAGCTTTTTGCCGCGTGGACGGCTCAGCTGACGACAGTTTGCTGACCTTCCTCTACAACGCCGCGTGCGATGAGGCGCTGAGCTATGCGCAGGTGGTAGTCGGCACTGCAACTGTAACGGTGGTAACCAATTGGGAAGCTGAAATAACGCTTCCCTTTTGGCCCATCGGGGCAGTTACTTACGTTAAGGTGGACGGCGTGGCCGACACTGAATACACACTATTAAACGGACGCCTGACCCCTTCCGAGGAAGGCGATAAGCTGGAGGTAGTTTACGCTGCGGGCTGGAACACCAGCACGCCAAAGGACGTAATCCACGCGATCTACCAACGGATTAAATTTGGCTTTGATTACGGCGACGACTTGCCGCAACCAACGCCGCGCTTTTTTGACCGCGTACTGTTCCGCTACAAAAACACGCTTTGACCCTAGACCGCCGCATAACCCTCTACGCGCCGACTGTGAGCACCAACAACAGCGGGCAGGTACTGCGCTCCTTTTCGAGCGCTGGTACTTGCTATGCCATGTTGGTAATCAACGAAGCAGCGGGCACGGAGGCTTTTGTGTCGGACCAAATGCAGAGCAGCGCTACCGTAATATGGCGCGTGCGCTACCGGACGGACGTCCTGGGCAGCTGGGAGCTGGAATTCAACAGCCAGCGCTACGAGGTAATCAGCGCGCTGCCGGAAGGCCGCAAGCGCTACACGCTCATCAAGTGCAAACTCAAGGACAATGCCTAAGCAAAAGGGAATAGTTGGCCTTGACGAGCTCCGCAAGAAGCTGCAGAACGCACCGGAGAAAATCCGGCTGCAGGAACTTTACGGCGCCCTCCGCCAGGAGGCTACCCCACTGCGCAACGCGGCGCGGGCTGCCGCTTATGAGGACGTTACCAAACCAGGAACGAAAGACCTCTTTAAGAGCATTAAGGTGACCCGCGCTCGCGTCCGCGCTTGGCGTGACCAAATCGCTGTATGGATAGGACCAGTCCGAGTGCGCAACCGCAAAAATGACGCCCAGGCTTACCCTTTCATGCAGCTGTACGGACGCCGGGCAAATGGCACCAATAAAGGCTACAAGGCCAAGGACTACATGGGCCAAGCATGGGACCAGCTCGGCGCAGCTAGCCGGGCAAAGATTGACCGCATGGGCCGCAGTAAGTGGCAGCAACAACTAAGACGCGCGCTGCAGTGAACTACTTACAAATCATCCGCGACAAACTGGTAGCCGCTCAGGCGCTGCCGGTTTACGCTATGGCCGCGCCACAAGGCACGAAGGTAGATCACATTGTGCTACAGCTTGACTCGATCGACGTGACGGAAACCAAAGACGGCTACCGGATGCAGGCGGTAAATGCCGAGCTGTACATCTACCAGGCTTCCGCGGACAATGCGCAGACAACCTTACAAACCATCCGCACCTACCTGGCAGCGAATGGGAACAGTACGTATATCAGCGCCTGGATGACAAACGCGCAGAGCCTTTTTAACCAGGACGAGGAAACCGTACTTTTGATAGCCGACTTCACATTCACAATTAAAACTACCTACTAATGGCAACAAACTCAGGCACCGAATTCCGCGTACTATTGAGCACGGACGGCACCACATTCAAAGGCTTGGCCAACGAGACCGAGTGCTCGTTTGACATCACAAGCGAAACCCGCGAAACCACCAGCAAGGACTCCGCTGTATGGCGTACCTACGTTTCTAGCGCACGCACCTGGACCGCTTCAGGTACTGCCTTATTTGGTGACGACGACGCTACCAAATGGAACCCGGACGAACTGTACGAATTGGTAGGTACTTTGGTGACGGTGAAATTGACACCTTGCGCCGCTGGTTCAGTTACTCCAGCAACTGGAGAAAGCTGCCTAAGCGGACAAGCGGTATTTACTTCTTTCTCTAGCTCACAGCCTGACAAAGACAACGGTACATTTACGTTTCAATTGCAGGGCGCTACAGCCTTGGCTAAAACAACCAACGCGTAATGGAAAAGGGGCAGAAATTCTCGCTGGGGGCAGCGCTATTATTCGAAGATTTAACTGGCAAACGAATGGCCGATATCAGCGAAGGTTTGGGTTTAAGGGACACAATCGCGCTGCTATATTGCCAGCGCTTTTGGAACGTCAAAGAGCGGCCATCGTTTGAACAGTTTACCGAGGAAATTAGCGCCTCTAACATCGAGGCCCTCCCGGCGTTACTTAACGCCCCTTTTTTCCCGACGGAGGTCCAGTAAAGTTACTGGGCCTCCTCATCGGGCGAATAGGAGTAAGTAAAGCTGAAGCCGTCACTTTTACTGGTGACGAAATAACGGCGATACTGGAGGCTTTTAATGAAGGGGAAAAAGACGCCTGGCGCCGCACCAGGTGGCTGGCTACTCAAGTAGCTAACTTTAGCGGCAACGCGAAGAAGGGAGGCATTAAGCCAACTGACTTCTTTAGGTTTGACGACGAAAAGAAAAAGAGCTCCGGCATCGAAGAACTATTCAAAATAGCAGTAACCAATGGCTGACCAAATTATTTCGCGCTTACTGCTAGGACTGGACACCCGAGAATTTCGGAACGGAATCCGTCAAGCCGATAAGGAGCTAAAGAGCTGGAGTAACGGCGTCGGCAAGATTGGCGAAATGCTGGGCGCCGCTTTTGCTGTTGGCGTAATTGCGGACTTCACAATGGAAGCCGTAAAACTTGGCGACGAGCTGAACGCTGCCGCCGCTGGCTTTGAGCGCTTCGGTAACGCTGCCGATATGCAGAAGCTACGCGACGCAACCAAAGGCATGGTTTCGGACGTGAAACTAATGCAGCAAGCCATCCAGGCGGGGAACTTTGGTATTCCAATTGAGGAACTCGGCAACCTATTCGCTTTCGCCCAGCAACGAGCAAAGGAAACGGGCCAAGAGGTCGACTACTTAACGCAGTCCATCGTTACCGGTATTGGACGCAAGAGCCCGCTGATTCTTGACAACCTAGGTATTTCAGCTGTAGCACTACGAGAAAAGCTTGGAGGCGTGAGCGCTGAGGCTGCAACTATTGCAGAGGTGACCAGGGCAGTGGGGCAAATTGCTACGGAAGAACTTAGCAAAATGGCGCCACCGATTGACGACGCCACAACCAAAACAAAACAGCTTACTGCTAACTGGGAAAACTTTAAGGCTAGAATAGGTAGCAGTTTGAGCCCTATGGCTAACGGCTTCCTCAGCTTAGCCAACGCCATAATGAAGGGCGGGGAGGCTATGAATTACACAGCGCAAGCTGCAAAAAGTAGCAGTACCTACGGCATGTTTGGTCAAGTAATGACCACCAACGCTGCACTGGTGCAAAACATGAACCAAGCACTGGAAGATCAGAACTGGTTTATTAATGAAGCTAAGCGGCTGTATGAAAAATTCAACCCGCCAGTACAAAAAACAGTTACAACGCTAGGTGGACTAAAGGAAAAGCTAGCCGAGCTACAAAAAGAATTCGAGGAAACCGACGTAGCAACTGCGCGCTTCAAAAAGCTTAACAGTGAAATAGCCAAACTGCAGGATCGCATTAACAAGCTGACCGGGTCAAAAATTGAACCCGCTTTGTCTTTTGTTGACCCAGTAGCGGGCACGGACTGGCTTGCTGAAATAGATGCATATCTATTTAAGGGATCAATGAGCTGGCTTCAGTATGAGGAAGCTATGATAGACGCCCTAGACCCTTCCATACTAGAAGACGCCATGACGCTGCACGGCGACTTTGTCGACGACGTCATCCCTGGTATTGTGACCGTATCAAAGCGCTACAAAGATTTGGGCAGCGCTATTAACCAGGTAAGCGGTGCAATGAGCGACCTGGTGAATATCGGCTTTGCAGCATTCAAAGAAGCGGCAGAAACGGATCAAAAATTCTTTGACGTATTCAAGCAAAAATTGATTGAAATGCGCAACCGTTTGCTAGCTGCAGCGGCTGCCGCTTTGGCTTTGGCTGTAGCGCTTCAAGCCACTGGCCTAGGCGGAGGTGCAAAGGTCGGCCAACTGTTCCAGGTAATTGGCGGGCAAATGGGAATACCAGGCTTAGGAGGCTCAACTTTTAACCCAGTTACCGGAATGGTGGAAAATGGCCTATTTGGTGGCCGCACTACTTTGAACGCTGCTACTGGAACGGTGGAAAATGGCCTATTTGGTGGCCGCACTACTTTGCGCGGTAATGACATCTATTTAGCTAACAGCCGCAGCGGCTACGATCTAGGACGAATTGGCTAAGACGACTTTTGCATCCGGAACCACGGCGGCCCATACCTTCTACATCAAGGACTTGGACGGTGCCAGTTACACGCCTATTACCTTCCACGTCTTCGACTGGAGCGTGCAGTACGTCGCACTTGACGCCTACCAACCCGGACTAGTGCCCAGCACCTGCCGTCTGGAGGTATTGGTAGGTGCCAGGGACAGCGCTACGGGACCACTATACGACCTTATGGCCGACAGCACCGGGCGCTATGTAATCGAAATACAAAAGGCAGGACCGCTCGACGTATGGCGTGGCTTTATTCAGCCGGAACTGTGCAGCGTGGAACTCATCAACGGGCAGCGCGTGCTGCGCTTAGAGGCTGCCGATGGCTTCGCCTACCTTGACGTGCCAACCAGCCGCCTAGCTTCCGGTGGCGTGGCTTCAGGACTTGTGCCCTTCACGGACCAAATAGCTGATATTTTCTCTTACTTCCGCTTCTTTGAACTTTACCGCAACTTTGTGGTATCGGCAGTAATGCGCGGCGTGACTGCAAACGGAAGCAGCGCCCAGCCAACTGGAGGCGAAGGGCTGTACTACAGCGGCTGCATTATGGAAAATTGGCAGTACACACTGACCAATTCGCAAAAGAACTTTAGAACATGCCGCGAGGTGCTCGACGATATTTGTACCAGCTTTGGACTGCAAATGTTCCAGGTGCAAGGCTATGTAGCCTTCCGAGCTATCTACGACGACAACCCCGCGAGCTGGTTTGAATACGATTTCCAAGGTGACCAGGTGAGCACCGTTATGCTAGGAGGCACTACCACAATCGCGGCGATCGCTGGAGGTTTAGAAATGAACAAAGCGGCGGTCCGTGAATGGTGGGTGGAGCACGCAATCCTATCGCCGCAAATTGTGGGCATTGATAGCGTGCCAGCACGCCGCCAAGAGGACTGGGTGGGGCAGGCAATACCAACGGGCAGCAACTA